GCGTTCTCATTTCGATCCACACCCCGAAGCTGGAGACGCTGGGTAACACCAGCACCGGCTTGACGCCGCCACCAACGGTGGCGTACGTGGTTCGGTCGAACTGCGAGTTCATCCTGCCTGACCGTGCTTCCTTGCAAGATCGCAAGGACATTTGGAAGTTCATCGACTTCCTGGCGGCCGAGGCTCAGGTGACGGCGATGGTGGAGACGCTGCAAAGCATCTTCTAAATCGTCCGATCCTGGATGTTAGGGCTATGTATCGCCCTAGGATCACGACTATCTCAGTCGTGATCCAACTCAAACAAGGACAGTTATGCATACGGATAAACGTTCCGATATGGGCGAAGTCTTCTTCGCTCTTTGCAAAACGATTGACACGCCTCTCTCTCTTGGTGCTTGGCTCAGGTATGAGTATTCTCACGCTGAGTTGGCTGCCATGGACATCCGTCCAGAGAGTTATAGCTGCGCTACGTCATTCGCTCTCGACTATGCCGTAGTCAGTTTCTTGTCGAAATACAAGGGGCTGAATACTGGCATAGACCTCGAGGACGTAGCCCTTCGGAAATTCACACTGGCCGAAGACCAATGTCGCGAAACAAACAGGCGGTTTCGTAATTTAGCTAGCGTCCGAAATGGTCGCTTGCACGGCATCCTTCATGCCGCGCAAAGAAAAATAGCTAAGTTACTGGGACCGTTCTCGATGTTCTGCGTCAGTGAAAGCTATGGATGGGGACCTGGTGCGACGATTGACTTACCACGTCGTCGTGCCTACGTCGATACAAAGATGTGCGAACTGCCCATCTCTGTTTCGAGATCTGCTCGGAGCATGCTCCGTGCGGAAATCGAGTCTGACCTTCATTGGTCGGAAGTCATCCTTGGTGTGCGCCCAGAAGGTGAATTTTGCCTACTGGACACCGTATTCGTCATCAAAGACGAGTGCAGGGTTGAAACAGTGCCTAAGAATGCGAAGACACACCGCATTATCGCCGTAGAACCTCGGGGGAATTCATTCCTCCAAAAGGGATTCGGCGCATTTATCCGGGATAGACTCCGGAGTGTCGGTATCGACTTGAGTAATCAAGGAGTAAACCAAGATTTGGCACGTCGAGCCTTCTCTGAGGAACTCGCTACTCTCGATCTGAGAGCAGCTAGCGATACTGTATCAAAGGAGGTTGTTTACAGCCTCCTACCCTACGACTGGGCAGCGTCTCTTGATGCTGTCCGCTCACGCCGGGCATCCATGCCTGACGGGAGTTCTGTCGTCTTGGAAAAGTTTTCCTCTATGGGAAACGGCTTCACGTTCGAACTTGAGACACTGATCTTCTGGGCCTTGTGCTCAGCTGTGTCGGAACTCAATCTTCGATGGGGGACAGTGGCAGTGTACGGCGACGATATTATCGTTGACCGGTCAATCGCGACAGAGGTGTGTCTCGTGCTCCAGTTTTGCGGATTTGCGACTAATGATGATAAATCATTCTTCGATGGTCCGTTTTTCGAGAGCTGCGGGAAGCACTTCTTTCACGGTGTAGACGTTACACCTGCTTATCAGAAGGAAGAGATAGATTCCAAAATTTCTGGGATCCGTCTTGGCAACCGTCTGATTCGTCTCTCTCATCGCCTAGGCGGCGGAACACATCTTTGTAAGGCTGTAAAGCCTTCTTGGGATGCCATTCGCCGTCGAATAGGTGCTCTGCACCTGGCTATACCTTTTGGTAGAGAGGGGGACGACGCTTGGGTTGTCCCTGCGAGTGAGTTTCCATTTTCGCCCTGGACGTTTCGTGAAAGGGTCAAGCTTAAAGTGTTCAATTCGAAATTTGAACGCCAGCCTGATCTCGTCACTGACATGTGGGACGTTGGAATGGGAATTCGCTGTAGGGTACTTTCCGAGCGAACTTTCTCGAGCCCAGCTCATGAGAAAGCACTGTTAGCATGGTCTCTTCGAAGCGGATCGAAGGCCGAGAGGCCCCGAGACGCATGGAACGAAGCACCACTTCCTTACGGTGGTGCTGTAAAACTCGTTCCTCAGGTTGCCACCCTGATCGAAGTAAGTCGTCGGGTAATACCCGACGGGCAGTTCGGCCTCGCTTGGCGATAAGCGAGGTGGTCGAGGATTAATCCTCTTAATCGGGAAAGCGCGCAAGCCTTTCCCC